GCTCGTTAGGTGCTACAGCACACCAAACAATTGCGGAGTAAGAGCCATAGCCATAGTCTCCACAACGGAATTTAGTCCAGTTACGGGGTATTTCAAACGATTCCACCACATGTATAGCCCGATTAAACTCAGGGAAAGCTGCACCTTCTGCAATGTCCCAATCCCCTTCCAATAGTTGTCTACGCTGTTGCTCTGGTAACGAAAGTAAGTTTGCTTCATAGTCGCCTGTCTCAGTCAAGTAAGGATTATCGGATAGCTTTGCAGGAATAAACTTCCTACGGAATAGTGCTTGTCCTTCCTTGGAGTGACCTGATGGATACACCATTGGGTGACCTGTCTCTGAATCAGTAGCATCAAAGGCTTCCCCATATGGAGCAGGGTCAATGAACATCTTCTTTACCCAAGCATGTCCACGACCTCCTGGGTTTGTGGATGCTCTCATGTAAATCGGAAGTTCGGGTGCAGTACTACGTAAACGTGATCGTAGGTAATCCCATGCGTAGGATGTACCCCACTGTGTAAGTTCATCAAACCCTACCCAAGAAAAGGATAGACCTTGGTAACGTGATACGTCATCATCCTTGTCTAAGTAGGAAAACCAAAGTCTTCCACCTGACGGAGCCGTCCATGTCATCTTACGCTCTGACCACTTAATGCCTGGAATTATCTTAGGGTATAACTCCTGAGACTTCCAGATTAACTCTCTTAATTCTTCTGTAGTGTGTCGTAGTATCAACCCTGAGAACTGAGGGTGTGTAATGTAACGCAGTGGGTCAGCTAACATTGCGTAAGACTTGCCCCCACCTGCACTGCCACCATACAATACTTCTCTCTCACCAGCAGCAAGGAAGTCCGTCTGTGGCCCTTCATTAGGTGAGAATATAATATTCTGTTCAGCTACATCTACTTCTTCTAACTGCTCTGCTAGTGCTACAGTGCTAGGTAAAGCGTCTGTCTGCAAAGTTTCTTGCACCTTTTCTGTGCGCTTCGTACTTTTCCGCAATCGCTTTGGCTTTGGCGTACCTTTCGGCCCAGTAGTTTGCGCTTCTAGCTTTAGTCTTGTTCTTCCTGTCACTGTCTTGTCTCTTCTTTAGACCCATGTGAGAAATGCTACGCCCTGACTGTGTAGTTAACCATGCGGCTACTTCACGATAGGAGTATAACCTTAGATGCTTCTTAGCTTGTTCAAGTAAGTCTAGTTCATCTGGTATAGGTACTAGTATATCGTTATCATCTTCACATAGCATGTATCCAAAGGGTACAGTCCTACCTATGCGAGGTATAGGAACCCATTCGTATGAATCCATATCAATGTCAGGTAGTTCGTACTCACCTGCACTGGGCATTGCTATTGCTTCCATGTTATTTACTTCCGTATGGGGGAAGCAGGAACACTATAAGCCACTCATTATCATTATATTATCTTAGGCGTAAGTGCTTAGTGTTCCTGCTAATCTTGTTTAGGTGGTAGGAGCATTATGCCCCCTGTTGTTTTAACTTCCACCTTCTCTGTCTTTGCAAATCCTGCTCTATCCATCATATCCTTAGCAGCATTCATCTTATCTTTGATTCCTAGCTGTGTAGGATCACGTAAGGCAGACACCATAGCTGTTGCAGCCTGAGGTGCGTTACGGGCAATGTACATCTGCGTATGTTCTGCTATCTCGTCCTTCAAAGACTTAACGATAGAGGTAGTAGATGTACTTGTAGCATAGCCAGCTAACTTCTTAGCTTCTGTGATAGACCCATTGGCCTCTTCAAAGAGTACCTGTAGGAATAACTGCTGCTGTTCTGATAGTGTTCTCATAAAGTCTCTTTCTTTCTCTTTTCAAAGAGGTTAATAGCCATGTTGATCTGCTTGAATGTGTAGCGTTTGCCTGTCCTTGCGTGTAATGCTTCTCTTACGTAGTACGTAGTAGAGTGAGGGAGGTTAGCTTGCATCAACTTGTTCTCTCCTAGAAGCTTATACATTCTTTCAAGGAGCATATCGTCTGTTCGTGTATCAAACGTATCCGTGTTATCGTTCATGATGTACAGTTATATCCATATTAGTTTAAATGTCAAGGTTTATTTTAAGTTAAATGAAAATAGGAGGATTACCTGGTCCCCCCTTAGACACTAACCCTCTAACATACGTATTAAAAGCTAATGATATTCTAGCTTTAGTTCTACCTTCCACAGGATTAACTCCATGAGTTGTATTAGAGGGAAACATAATAAGCATTCCATTTTTAACAGGTATGTGCCATTCGGGGGAGTTATAAGGTGTGTTCATAGCTATGTCAGGCATTAATTGTTCTCCCATCATGGGCATACCTGTAACACCTCGGACAAATGTAAGTTTATCTTTGTCCTCTTCTACGTCTACATAATAAACACCCGACATTATGGAGTTCATATGGGCATGAAAGTGATGATGCTCCCCTATTCCATTGGAGTTTACCCAGCATTGAGTAATATAATGCGACATTTCAGGTGCTGGACATAGAGTTGCATCCATGTATTCTTTAACAGAAGCTTCAAGGAAGTCTTTTATGCTAGATAGTCTTTCATCTTCCAATATGTATTGATCAATAGACCTTGTGTTATGCCCCCCTTCTGTCATTTCAAAAGAGTTCAATGCTTCTAGTTCATTAGAAGTAACTTTTCTGAAGTAATTTACCCCTAATGGGATAGGGAACGCATCTATAATATCCATACTAACATCCTTATTAAAAAACAAACCAACATATAATTCATATAGACTAATATTTAGTTCATAGCATTCAAATTACAATACATTTATAGTGTTGGCGATCTAGGGTTTGAGTGATTGCACCTTAGGTGTTGGCGATTTAGCCAACTAGAGGCTACCAGTTAAGGTGTTTGGCAGATAAGCCATTTAGAGGAAGGTACTTTAAGTGCTTTTTCCTTTAGGAGAAGACTTTAGAAAGGCATTTAAGTGCTTAGAGGAAGGCACCTTATTTGAATACCTTAAGTGAAGCAGTCATAAAAAGCAACAAGACAGTTATACCATGATGTATTGAAAATGTCAAGCTGTATTTACTAGCGTGTCGCATTTAGGTACGTACATGTCCCGTGTGAACCTTCTATGAACGTAGCTTCTCTGTGTATAAGTCTGTGTGTAAGTCCTAGCCTGTGGATAACTATGTGTATATCTCCTGTGTTTTATGGAAAGTGGTTTACAGACTCATTTTTACCTTCTGTGTATTTGTACATATATAGTAACGTAGCCACGGGGGGTGGCCCCTGCCCCCTCTGACTCTTTTCTTGATCAGATCAGACTCCTTCATCATCAAACGGAATCACCTAAGCCTCACATTGCAGGTAAAACAGGACAGGTGCTGCACCTAAGATGCCCATATAAGGCAATAGGTTAAGTGTTACATAGTCAGTTATTCAGAATAAGTGTGACACCTTCAGTGCTTATAGAGAGGTGAAGCGATTTCGCAAGATGGGAATATAAAAGAGATACCCATATAAGGTACAACAGATATACCCACCATAAGAGGTGCAGCATAAGAGGTGCAGCATAAGAGGTGATAAACATTTAACACCTATAGATAAATAAATGCGCTCTCTCCAAAACGTGTTTTCGCTGTAAGCTATTGATACACATAAGAATACTCAAAAGGCAATCGAGCTGACAGCAGGTAGTTATAGTATTCCTTGGTGCAGGTGTTAAATGTTTATCACCTACTACCTAAAATAAAGTGTACATATACTTGCCCTAGATGATACACTTGTGTTTGGTGGTAGTTTTCACTAGCGGCAGCAGAGGCTCCCGTTCAACCCAGTACTATATAAGGTAGAACATTATGAACATCACACAACAGGTAGCATTCGCTCAATCAATCCTAGATAACAATGGCGCAGCAGCATACGTACGCTCTATTGATGGCATGGTTAGAGCAAGTATGTCTAACAAGGCACACAGTGCTTTTGTTACAGCAGCAGCCAACAATGGTTTTGAAGTGAATCAATTAGAATCATTCAAACGAGTAGATGTTAAATCAATAATTAAAACAGTAAAGGTGTCAGTCATGAATGCAAAAGTAAATGAGATGTTAGCCACTATAGATGGTGCAGTAACAAGAGACGATCAGGTAGTGATTGCAGATGCAGTTAATGCCATTGGTGCAAAGCCAATGACCAAGGCACAAATTGCAAAAGCCACTAAAGCAGCCAAGGTAGCAGCCAATAAGCAAGCAGACTTAGCCAAGCAGGTACTAGCAGAAGAGAAGGCCGAGACAGTAGTGTTAACAGTCAAGGCACAAGAGAAATTGAACGATGCAGAGAACTACAGCAAAGCCATTGCAGTAGTGTCTGTTAAAGACATGACATTGGCAGCCAATGACTACACTTTGTTGGTCACACAGGCAGAGGAAAAATTGCAGACCTTATATGCTATCGGTATGCAGTTCTGTCTGATTAAAGCAGGTTTCATCTCAGGTGTTAACGCTAAAGGCGAGAACAAATACGATGATAATGGTTTTTCTCGCTGTATCAATACTACACCTCTTAAGGTTATATCTAAGCGCGATAGATCAGACTGTGTATGGTTATGCACAAACTGGGAAGCAATAGCCGAGTTTAAAAAAGACGGTGTTACATCCAACAGTGTCACCTATTTACGCAAGCTAATGACTGATGCAGCCAAAGCAGCCAAGGCAGCAGAAGCAGCAGCAGCAAAAGCACTAGCAGATGCAGAAGCAAAAGCCAATGCTAGTGCAGA